CTAAGGCAGCACTGAGGTAGATAACTCTATTTTTTTCATCAATACCAATGACAGTTGTTCCATTTGGAACTGCATTAGTTTCCCCAATAGCATTGCTATGAGTTACTCCCATTCCAAGAGTTACATTTTCGGTAACATTGACGAAGAAAGTTCCTACACCAGAAACTGTTCCAACATTTTTCTTATCAAGAATAACAACATCGTTTGGTGATCCAGTCTGAATACCAACAACTCTTGCACCGACGGCAATACCTGTACCAGTCACTCTTTGATTCGTTGTAATTCCAACGGAACTATCAACTTCAACAGTGTATAGATTGACTGAACCACTGACAGTAGGAGTAAACTTCTTCTCAAATAGAGTGATTGAGGTTTGTCCGATAGTTCCAGTTGTTCCAGTTTTTGCAACACCAGTGTTTGCTGCAACTGTTGCTGCATGAAGAACACCATTCACCGACACTGGCATGTTATTTGCACGAACCAGATAATAACCATAAATCTCATCAGCAGCACTTGTAAAGGTGAACGTTTGCTCAGGATATGATGCCGTTGTTGTACCTACACCAAAATCAAGTGTTTGTGATGAGAAAGTTGCAGCATTAGGAACAGAAAGAACCAGAGTGTTACCGTTGATGGCACAAACAGTAGCATTGGAACCTACACTACCACCACTTACATAGTGTCCAACAGCAATATTTGTAACAGAAGCAACTGTAATAGTATATTCACCAGAGTTTCCACTGCCCGTTGTTGTCTTAATTGCAGTGGTAATTGTTCTTGCATTCCAACGAGTTCCATCAAGGAGAATACCATACTGATTAGAATAATCTTGATCGTTTCTATTATTAACAATAGCAGGATATCCAGTAGATGGAGCTGTACCATATCCAACAACACCCGATGCATCATATGGCTCATAATATGCAGTCTGCGATGGAACATCTCCCTCAGCAGGACTACCATCTCCATTATGAGAACTTGTGTAGAGTTTCAGAACTAGATTTCGAGGGATATTATGATTGCTATTTACAAGATAGCGCAGAGATTGAAGTTCTCCTTTATCGTGAACTAATAGTGCCATCTAAAGTCTCCGGTTACAAATGCTGCAAGCTTTTTATTCTTAATTTATTTATAAATTTTAAAGTATTATATTTTATTGTCTCACTCTCAAAAACACAGAACATTTTTGAACGTTCGTGCAAGATAGAACTTGAAAATCTAAAATGTCACCTGCGGTGATTGTAGTGTTCCAGGTAGACAGATTTTCATCACGATTTTTATTCTGATTATTCAGAATAGGAAATTCACTTCCAACAATTGAATTAAATCCATTTGGAAAATTAGAATATGTTGTCTTTCTAATATCTATTGCAATACTTCCAACAGTGTCAGAAACCAACATCCAGGACTCAATTTCACCAGTTACATCTATATTTAAATATCCTTTTGATCCCGTTGTAATATCAAAAGAACCATTATCCAATACAAAGTTTACTGTTCTAGTTACATCAGCATAAGTTAATAGAGCAACACCAGAAAATTTTTGTCCCGGTGATGGTGCTACTGTAAAGAAAATATCACTTCCACTTATTTGATAATCTACACCTGGTTTCAACACAACATTATTAACAGATACAATTAACTGCTGATCATTCAAAGGAAAATAAGCATCACCATTTACAGTCAATGGAAATGTCTGTGCAGATCCATTAAATGTTGGTGTTAGATTATCTAAAATTAAATTAGTATATTGATTAGACTTTGTTGGTATCTCATAATTAACCCCAATATTATATTTGGGGATGCCAGGATCTGACCTTACATCATATTCATCATCCTGATCATCTAGCGTAATAATATAGTCTGCCATCAGCTAACTCCCGGAGAAACGATGACAAAACCTTCAAGTGCCCTAGTCTTTACTTCTGTTGGCGAAATCAAGACAACATCATATACATATCTTCCACTCGACAATGAATCCGTTTGCCCATCAGTCATAGCAATGGAAATTTTTCCAGCCGATCTATCAACGAAAGTCAAAGTAAAGGGATATGATGTATTAGAAGTATAATGTTTTTTGAGTGTACTGGAAGCAGTGTAACTTAACAAATTCAAAGGAGTTCCGCTTTTATTTCTCACGGTAAATGTAGCTTCAAAATCTGTCCCCTGCTCTATGGTTAAATTAAGAGCTGCTGCTGTCATCTATGGATACTATTTCTTTACTTGTATTTATTAGAGACTTTATGCTGGTATTTTGATTTTTTGTTTCTGTCAAATAAAGTTGGGGCCAAGTGTCTCTAATAATTTCTGCCAGTTTATAAGGTGTTTCTGAACTAATCACAACAATATCGTTGATCGATGTTTGCGTTGAGATAGAAGTGTTAATACTTTTGAGTCTTTTGCGGTCTTTCTTACAGAATCATAATAGTCATAGTAACCATTATGAAGAATAATAGCATCTCTCAAAGACCCAGTTTCATTTTGAAGTCTGCGAAGTTTGCTTGCAAGTAACCAGACCGATACTTCATCATCATCCAGAAGTTCTTTTCTGGGTGGAAGTCCTTGTATCATTAGTTCTTTGAGACCTAGTTGTGCGACACCAAAGGTTCTGACATCCACTGGTTTGCGATGTAGGATTTCCTCAAAAAGAACTGCTGCAATGACGTTCTCTGGAATGTTGAATTGCTTGCTTGTTTTCTTGATATAAGGAACCAGCGTTTCTAGTTTCTCATAACTCATCGTGCGAGTCATTGGAACATTAGATACAACAGTGCTAATGACTGTCGGTGTGATGGTTCTGTCCTTGACTCCATAATGACTCAGAGTTTTATTCTGACTACTGAGTGGAACAAAAGATAGAAGAAAAAGAATAGCAAGTATACTGCGTTTCATTAATTTAGAGAATAAAAAAGGAGTTCAGAGAACTCCCCTTATTTAGTTTTAGGGCGGAAGGGGCAGTCAGGACATCCTGCCCCACAGCATCCTTTATTAGTTGAGCTCATAGTTTTTCCAGATTTTCAACTAGTGTTTTGAGTTCTTGTAGGGATGCGTCGTTTTTGAGAGTATTAGCTCTATTACTGATGACCCATACATTACCTTTTATGTATCCTTTTGTTGAGTCTATACGGTCAAGTCCTTTTGATATTCTATACTGCCTCCACCTTTCTTTTACTGACTCACTTATTTTTCTTCTAGTTTCTTCCGAAAGAGTTTTACCTTTATTTACCTCACTCATTTTTCTTCTATGTTCTTCTGAAAGAGTTTTACCTTTATTTGTCTCACCTATTTTTCTTCTATGTTCTTCTGAAAGAGTTTTACCTTTATGTGCCTCACCTATTTTTCTTCTATGTTCTTCTGAAAGAGTTTTACCTTTATTTGCCTCACTCATTTTTCTTCTAGTTTCTTCCGAAAGAGTTTTACCATAAAAATGATTTTTTTCACCTTGTAATGCTTCACTCATTTTTCTTCTAGTTTCTTCTGAATGAGTTTTACCATAAAAATAATGATTTCTTCCACTTATTTTTCTTCTATGTTCTTCTGAAAGAGTTTTACCTTTATGTGCTTCACTTAGTTTTTTTCTGGTTTCTTCAGAAATAATTTTTCCTTTGAGTGCTTCACTTACTTTTCTTTTATGTTCTTCGGTGCAAGTTCTACCTTTTCTAGCAGCACTTTGTTTTGATCTGGTTTCTTCACTTATTACAGCACCAGAAGAACCCTCACCACCATCAGTAAGATTACGAAGAATACCAGTCCCTAAATCTTTTCTACCAAACAAAGAGATCATATAAGTTTCGTGCCTAAATGCTTCATCTTCGGTTAGATTTTGTTTAAGAAATATAATTCTTGATTTGTCTTTTGGTAATTTTACTTTTCTGTCTGTCGAGTAAATCCTATTTCCTTTCCCCTTTCCAATATAGTAAGGAGTTTTATCCTCTCGCAAATAAGCGTAAGTGTAAAAATCATTCATAGTTTTTCTAAATTCTCAACTAAAGTTTTAAGTTCTTTTAAAGTAGCGTCGTTTTTGAGAGTGTTTGCTCTATTACTTATGACCCATACATTACCTTTTATGTATCCTTTTTCTGGAATGATTTTATCTAGTGAAGGATTATTTGGGGAATTTCTAAAATTATTACTTTCTATTTTTATACCTAATAGAGGACATCTCTCTGGAATAGTAATATCATCAAGTTCAAGATTAAAAGGAAGATTGTTTTTCTTTGCCCTACTCTTCGCCCTTGCTAACATTTTATATTCAACTGTCTTTGATACTGCGTTAGGATCAAATCTTTTTTTATTTGTCTCAACCGCTTTCTCTATACGAAGACAACCACAAGATTGAGTTCTACCATTCAAAAGACCCTCCCTTCGTGTTGAAGTTGTTTTTCTTCCACAAGAACAAGAGCATTCACATAGAATATATTTTTTATTACTATATTCTTTTATCACAGTCAACCTACCGAATGTTCTTCCAACTAATCCACCACAAGGTATAGATTTATTATTCAATCCCATCTTCTTTAAGAACTCTATTATTATTTATATAATATCATATTTGTGGTCATAAGTCAATAAAAAGACCCCGAAGGGTCTTTGCGTTTCCGCAGGGTATTATATTTTTATCACAAGGCATTGCCCCGGGGCAAAACTTCATCGGGAAATACAAACGATTCGTGTGGTTGGTCTACAGGTGCCATCCAAGCACGGATCCCCTCGTTCAATAATATGTTCTTCGTGTAGAAATTTTCCCATTCTGGATCTTCTGCCGCTCTAATCTCCTGACTTACAAAGTCGTAAGCACGTAGATTAAGGGCAAGACCAATAATGCCAATAGAAGATGTCCAAAGACCCATAACGGGAACAAAAAGCATAAAGAAATGAAGCCAACGCTTATTGCTAAAAGCAATGCCAAAGATTTGAGACCAGAAACGATTGGCAGTAACCATCGAATAGGTTTCTTCTTCTTGCGTGGGTTCGAAACCCCTGAATGTATTTGAGGCATCACCGTCTTCATATAGAGTATTTTCTACTGTTGCTCCGTGAATGGCACAGAGTAGTGCTCCTCCCAGTATACCAGCAACTCCCATCATATGGAAGGGGTTGAGAGTCCAGTTGTGGAAACCCTGGAGGAATAAGAGGAACCTAAAAATCGCTGCAACACCAAAACTCGGCGCAAAGAACCAACTCGATTGTCCAAGTGGGTACATGAGAAACACACTGACAAAAACAGCAATAGGCCCAGAGAACGCAATAG